ACTACGATTACGTTATATCCTTCCCAGGCTTCTCTTTCTGAGTGACCAGAGTGTACTGTAATATTTTTATTAAATTTAATTTCTGATGCTTTTTCGCTATACTTTCCTACAAACCAAGGCGACTTATCTATGCGGGTTCTAAAACCTTTGAAAAAAACGTTGCTTGCCTGTTGAGCGTTAATAGCAATATTGATAATATCTATTGAGTCTCCAGGTGGTTTTCCGTAATAAGATGCTGGGTCTTTAAGGCACAGCAGCAGATACACTATATAAGATACTGCAATTGTGGAGCAGTAATCTTTTCCAGAGCCTTTGCCTAGTTGGGCAATAACTTCACTGGCAGTCTGCTTAAACTTTCTTCTTCCCTCTTCTTCGCCAAAGAGCTTTATTAGTGTTGCTTCTTTATAAATCTGAGAGCTTTTTTCAATTAGAGTATACTGATATTCTGACAACTCTGGTAAGCCCAAGTACTGTGGGCTTTTAACAAAAGTTCTTAAATCAACAGGCTTCTCGTCGAATTCTTCTCCGTCGAGCATGTCAATAATGTCAGAAAAATTAAACTCCATCTTCCTTTACATTTCTTAATATAGTGACGTTACTCTCCATGACAACGCCTTCAGTCTCATTAGTTACCTGAGAAAGTCTCTTCATAATTTGATTTCTTACCTCTGGATATTCAGCAGATATATCTCTTAATATATTAATTAGAATATCTTGCTTTCTTTCTGTCTCAGCAATTTGTTCCGCCAATTCAACATTATCCAATAGACCAACCTCTTGTAGCATGCCGATTCTCTTGGTCTCAATGTCTGCTATAAGCTTTAGGGCGGTAGCCTTAACATTTAGTTGCCCAGCCTGATCTGCGTCCTCTACGGTCTTCCAGGCCTCTTTAATGAGCATTGCGTAGTGCTGGTCAGCACCAGAGATTGCCTCCTTGGCCCTGTCTCTAGAAGCCGTGTCATTTTTAACTACGTCTTTCCACTCATCAATTAACTCAACAACCTCTGCACGTTTAAATCCAGTGATTGTGGCAATTTGTGTTGGGGTGCTACCCTTTAGTAATTCTGATACAACCGTATTCATACGGTCATAATGGTCTGCTAATTCAATTTCCATAGATAACCATTATACTTCTAGTCGACTGAAATAGCAACCTGAGATCTAGCTATTTTATATAGAACCAAATATCCTATAAGGTCGTCTACGTCATTATCTCCTGCAAAGCCTTGGTTGTTCTTTACTCTATTTAGTTTATCGTCAATGCGGACCTTTAATTGCTCTGTTGAGTCCGCCGTTGAAAATATTCTAGCAGGCTCTAGGGCTGAGTTTCCATATGAGATATTCTTTTCAATTAACATATGTGCTATTTCATGGCAGGCTGACCATATTTTACTACCTGCTGGAGCACCAACTGACCTTAAATATAAATCGGTACAGTTAAAGTCTTTTACATCTTCAAATACTGGCTTTAGCATTATTCCGCCCTCTTGTTTAATGTTGCAATGAAGTGATCGTCAATAGGGTTATTGGGATCTCTTGAATACTCTATGGTATCAATTATAAAATATTTTTCCACAATTGGCAATACCTGTGAGGCCGAATGATCAATCCAGGTTCTGCTGTGGAGGACTAGCCTGTCCGCTATTTGAGACAAGTCTTTTAAGTATTCTTCTAATTCCGAATCCTCTATATGCTGAAATACAAGGCTAGCCAAAACTGTGCCGAACTTAAATCCCTTGACAAGATCCCAGCTTGTTGTGTATTCTATGTTACTTAGTTTATTTTCTTCTGGCACTAAGTCAATCATGCTTGGCAAATCAAAAGCTACGACATGATCATATGTTTTTGAAAGCTCTACCGAGTTTCTTCCTACTCCGCACCCAAAATCTAATGCTACAAATCCGCTTCCGAACAATGACTTTACTTCATCATATACTGGCATATCTTTAAACTCTCCAGTATATCCAGTTAGAATTAAGTCTCCCGCCGTTTCTTTTGTGGCCTCTAGCCATATGTCCTTACTCATTTTTCTCCTTATAATAATCTATACTTGAGTCCACATACCAGTCTTCAAATATTTTTCCATCACACTCCACATTTTCTTTAAAAACAACATAGCCATAACTCAATAAAAGATCTTTTGCTATCTGTTTAATATAAGAATTATTTTCATCAGCATAAAGATCATGTTCAAAAGTAATGGTCGAGAACCTATACTTATCTAGAGGAAGTAATTTTAATGCTTCTAATGATTGAAATGCTGGCTCTATATCAATTTGCAAGTAGTCTATACTTTTTGGAATATTATTATTTTCAAAATATTCAAGGTAATTAAATTTAGTAGCGTCTACATTTAGGCAAAGATTAGACCTGTTTAAATTATACTCCTCTGCTCTAGACTTTTCAATCTCTAGTCCAACCCCAGACCATCCGTACTGGGTTTCAAGCAGGTAGGTATTGCTCATTATTTTAGAATCATACGTACCTATTTCTAAGTAAAATCCATTTTTCTTTTCCATCAAATAGTCTAGAACAAACGATTCTTGACCAGCCTGACTATAGCTTCCATCATATAATTTCATCGCTTTTTAATTAATCCAAACTGGTCTAAATATCTCTGTATAGTCATGGCAGATACGTTACACTCTTTGGCTATCTCTGTAACCGTTTTCTTTTGAACCACATATCTTCTGTATAGCCAATCTTTACTTTGGTACAGCTTCATATAGACATCCATCCGCCGTATTCAGCATGCGGATTATCTATGTGCCACTGCCTCATCATTTCATTTTGTTTTTTCCAGTCCATGTTGTGAGACTCAAGTCCACAACTACCGCAGGGCCCAGGTCCTAAATCTACGTATACGTGTTCACACATCATCTTTCCGTCAACACCCTATTTGAATAATGTGCAATGCCAAATGCATCTGCAACGTCAAAATCATCTAACGAGAGATTGTACTTGTTATTAAAGTAGTCCACGGTTCTTTGTTTACGCATATTGCGTAGTTGAGTTTTATACCATGAATCAGCATAACCTGGATTCTTTAATCTAATAGCAGACTTTTCATCTTTAGTTGGATTTTTATTTCCTATGTAAGCCTGCCAAGATGAGGGGGATATTGTTATTACTTGCGCTCCTGTAGACATAAGCTCAGCAATAACTACGCCGTATACATAAGACAATTTTATTACAGCATCTGGAGATCTAACAAGAATGGCTCCCTCTACAGCAATATAGTCTGACTTTAATTCCTCAAGCATAGCGTGAGTCTTAACCTTGGCATCATGAATTTTTTCATATATGTTGGCGCCAACAAATTCTATTTTACCCCACTTAATAGGATTATCGTTTTCCATTAGGCAAAAAGCAACTGAGTTAGTTGAAGCATCTATACCAAGAACCCTGGAGGCTTTAGTTTTTACTAGGTCAGCTAACTTCATTTATTCTCCCCAGCATCTTATTTCTATTTTCTAAATTAATTCTTTTTTGGCATGCTGAGCAAACATCTGACTCGTTATACCTGCTAAGGACACCCTTACACTTATGGCATTCCCGCCTTGCACCGTTTCTAATTGCCTTTTTTTCATAATACTTTTCCATAATTCTGCGATTGGTAGCGACACGGCAGCATTCGTCAGTACAATATTTTTGATTATGCGTCTTTGCTTCAAACTCTTTAGCACATTCCTTGTTGGCGCAGATCATTACTTTACTACCTCGTAAGCAGATATCTGAACTTCTCCGAGTGGTCCGTCCCAGCATTCTTTTTTGACTGGACAATTTTTACATGAATATGTAGACTTTGTAAATGGTCGCATAGGAAGTCCACCATCTTTAAAATTATCATAAACTTCACACATCCACACAAATAGTTCTTCTATAATTTGTTTATTTTTTTCATTTAATACAATAGGGATCAACAAAATTTCTTGAGTATTCTTATTCTCATACAAGAAAAATCCTTCTTTTGCTTTTCTTAACTTCATATACGTAAGCAATTGAAGGAGGTGGTTAGGTGAAGGAGACATGGTAGACTGTCTAGCATCCCAAACTTCTTGCTTTGCTGTTTTAATTTCTCCAATTACCTCTTCGCCTTCCCAGTCTAATACGAGATCGATAAAGCCTCTGATGGGTGGGTAATCATTTTTAATTTCAAGTTCCTCGTGGCGCATAACTCCCATTTTAGCCACAAGCTTTTGGATTCTTTCGTGAGCCTGAGTACCTTGTGCCATATTAGCAACGGCAATTGCATCGTTGTTATCAATAAACATTACCCCACTAAAAGCCAAGTACCAGTACCTAGGACAATTTCCATGTCCGTACCCCAAAAGGCTAGGGCTAAAAGAATTCTTAGTTGTTATTTGATCACCACGTTTAGTGTCTAGATATGCATCATTTAACATCTTGGCAAATGACTCTGTGTCAAACTTACCAAGAGACTTCTTGAACTTTAAATTACTTACAATTTCTCTACCCATTATGAATTATACCTAACGACATACTTAAGTGCATCTACAAGTTTGTCTATGGACTCCTTTGCTGAGTAATAAATATTCTTCTTATTATTGTTTACTGTACCAGCCTTGTCTTTTGCAACTGTTGAATAATGAGATGCTAGCATAGCAAATTTAGTAGACATTGCTTGAAGCTCTATAATTAGATACGGGGCTTTAGAAGAAGGCACATCTGGATTCATTAATAGCTTTACAACAATGGCAAGAGCCTTGTCTAATTGGTCGTCCTTCATGTACTCATGAAGGTCATTAAACTCTGTTATTGAGCTAATAAGCTCAAGCGTATTTTTATCTTCTGCCATTTTTTATTCCTTTATCTATTTTATCTATAAACAATCCCAAGCCATATCCAAC